TAAAGAAAACTAAAGAGAGAGATAAAGAAAAGACAAGCAAAGCTAAGAAGACAGACCGCCGAAGAAAGTGGGGAACATGCCGCGCAAAGCGACAGGCAAGGAAGTTTTGAACAATTCAGGGGCCATGTGAATGCTGGCTGAACGGGCAACATCCATGGCCTCAGGAGTGTCATGCTTGGCATGCTGGAGTAGGCCGAGATAATTGAGCCACTTGTTCTGTGCGGACGGATCGCGACTTTCAAGAATCATAGTGCGGTAGTGAATGCCGCGCGCCGAATACTCGGGAATGGCACCACCGAGTTCAAAGCCGCTGAACTCGCCGCGCGGACCGTTCAGATTCTTGAACTCCCAAGGGGAGTCGGGAAAGTAATCGGAATCGCAGTACCGGTCAATGGCCTCGTCGTCACCATTGATGGCAACGGTGTCGGCTGAAGTGACGTGATTGATCAAAGAGGCCACTACGGCACGTCGGACACTGTTCAAAGGCCAAGTGTAACGGTCGCCAGAATTCTGCATGGTGGCCATGTTGCCATGACGACTCTTGGAACTAAGACGGCGCTCAATATAGGCTTGAACATAGTCCTCGGGAAAACCAGACCTGCGCATGACGTGGACATCGAAATTCAGAACGCCACCATCGCACCCGACATCCCAACGGGTGACGTCGGAGGTGTGAACGCCGTTGTTGACCCGCCACCGCTTTTGGTACTCAGCGATGAATTGATCAGGGTTCATTCGCCTGTAAAACAAAAAGTTGTCAGGGAAAGCTGAAATGATTTCGTCCTCCAGAAACAAGGCGAATGGGGCGTCGGCCAAGGTGTGCATGATGTCATACTCATGGATGAGCTGGCCAGGAATTGCTTCCACCTTGTTGCGCTTTTCATCCTTCTTAATAATCTGGTTCTTGAGACTGATGATGATGTCGCTAGCGGTACGGGAAGGATCATGGGCCTTGAGCTTGGACATCACTGCGGAGTAGCTCCGCTTGGAAGCGTACTCATTGACAGCGCGCTCACAATATTGCTCAAACTTGGAAGCGGTCCACATGGGAGGTTGCGGGACAAGCCGGTCATACTCATCACACAAGTCCTTCCGGGGACAACGAAGCATACGCTCAGCGTTGGCTTTTGCGGACTGAGGAGTCAAACGTTTGGCAACAGAGAGCAAATACGTGGTAGTGTCAGCCCGCTTGTGGACGTGAGGATTGACGAAGGCGGTCTCCTTGAACTGGTCGGTGGCTCCAGTGGCGCCAGGAAGCTCACGATGCTCCTTGGCGTGAAAGTGGACTTCGCGACAGATCTCCTCAACCGGGGGTCCGGCAGATACGACATGATCGTCGACTTGGCCAGCATCGGGAGCATGGTCCTGGAGAGAATGGAAATCGACCGCAGGGAAAACTGACTGGTACTCGGCGGCGGCGACATCGGCGCCGATGCGAGAAAACCAGGGAAGGGAAGGCATGCTCCACTCCAAATGTCGGTAGAAGGCTGATTTGACTAGTGACGACGGAGTGGTGAGGCTAGCAGATCCTCCGGACCTCACAGCACAGATGAGGGCGTTCATGAGCACGCTTCCAGTAGGAGAAGAGCGCGTGCGAGAATCCGGGTCCATTGCGTCCATATGAACGTAAACTCCAGTACTGGACCTAGTCAAGGCGACGTACGCAGAGCGGTCCATGACGGATCCCTCCAAGCCGGTCATGTCGACTTCCATGTCCTCTTTGAAATCCTCGCCTTGGACGGAAGAATAGGTGTAAGCCTGACGACCGCCGGCGGCCAGGACGCCAGCGTAACGCGGGGATGCAGTACACACGGGAATGCCGGCCATAGGCTCGTTAGTGTGAGTGATGTGGCCAGGGAGGGGATTGGTGGTGTGAACGCCAAACGTGTCGGCGAGAATCTTAAAGCCGCGATGAGTGATGGTGGCGTAGCGAGTGACCAGAGGAGCGAGACAGGCGATAGGTGAGAGGTCATACTCACTTTGAGTGCCGGCAACGGGAAACTTGGCCATGCCTTGGGCAGGGTCACCGTTGACCACCACTTCTGTGAGCATGGGGTTGGTCAGAATTAGCAAGTCGAGCATCCCGCCCCAGAACTTTCCTGCGTCGTCGAAGATGACTGGCCCGGAACAGGGTTCAGTGATGGCTGAGGCTAGGGTGGGGAAGTTGAAACCGCGGAGCTCCGGGAAATCTAACCCTGACTTGGCCTGAGCTCGAAGTGACTCAGTGTGGGAAATGACTCGAGCTTGGCGGCGGACGTCCGGGTCAAGGCCCTGAAGATAAGCCTTGGTGGCAGTGGTCTTACCACAGCCCCAGACGCCAAAGTAGGCTCGAACCTTGACAGTGCGGGAACGGCCCTCAAGCTTGAACAAATCCAAGATGTTGTCCAGGGACTGAAGCACGGCCGGGTTCTGAAAGGCCTCGAGGACGCTGGGATGTGCCTTGAGGTCAGACACAAGTCTAGCAGCTCGGCTGAGATCGGCAGTGTAATCCAGTTCCTCCTCTACCAGAGGCACTGGGGGTAGAGCTAAGTCGCGGTAGGGGGCGAGACGAGATTCCAAAGCTTGTTGAATGGCAACCCAATGGGAAGGGTTGGGTCGCACAGCAGTTCCAGCATTCTCTTTCCGCTGAGCTGGGTTGGCTCCGATGGGTTCTTCGGCTGGGTAGTCAGACGTTGACACCTTGGGACATTCAGGGATGACCGGAGCGGCCCAATCCAAAGGCACCTTGACTCGGAAGCTTCTGCCAAGGCGGAAGCGCTTCCAAATCGTGCTTGGAGGAGTGACACCAATGGCTCGATTGGCGGCGTTCTGATTGTAGTCAAAAAGATCAGGCCAAGGAGCAGTGCGCTGAGTGGTGAAATCGATGGAGAACCCCTCCTGGTTGTTCGGGTCAATGGGTTGGCAGGAAAACGAGCCCAGAAGGGCAGCGACAATGTCATTGCGATTGTTGGGCAACACTTTGTCTCCACAAAATGAAACAAGCATGGGAGTGGCTGCAGGCACTGAGTCACTAGCGGACGCGTTGAGTGCAGCTTGGAAAGCCGTGTCCCATTGAGGCCATATGCGACGAATGGTTCGAAGGACCCGGGAGAGGTTCGCTTGAGCGCCAGTAGCCTGGACGGGACCCGCGAGCTCAACGTGGCTCAGACCAGAAATGACTGAATGGGACATGACCATGTGGATTGTGGGCCAGGAGGATTTGGTGGCATGAACCACAGTTGTGGTGAGGCCAGTCAGGCTAATGCCGAAACCCGAGGCTGCGGCAAAGTTCAGAATGTCGGCCTGAAACACGTTACCAACAACGGGGTCGGAAGGGTCTGGCCTTCGACCAGAAACTTCCATGAACCAACTGTACCACATGTGAGCAGTTCCGCCAAACGCTGCCACACAGTCCCAAAAGCAACTTTGGCCTGGGGTCAAAGCGGGATACTTCACACGATGAGCAGTGTAGGCTCGCTCGACCGCACGTTGCCACTCCAGATAAGTCATTCCCTGTGGATCAACGGCAAGCGGCGAGACCACAGAGCCGCTTGGAATGCTGGCGCGTTGAACAACAACAGAGGGCAAAGTCTTGTCGACGTTGCGAACGCGAACCGTGGTGGGCTTGACAGCGGGCAAAGGTGGCAAGTTAACAAAAGCGGGGAGTTGACGCAGATCAGACTCGGACGGGACAGAGAGCTTGGCCAGCGCATTGACAGCTGTGGCAAGGTGGAACTTCACTACGGGCCAGTAAACGTAGGGGATGCGACAAATTGCCTTGGGGAGGGAGATTGGACTCTCCTCAAGAGTGCTGGCGGTGAAGTGGCCCCACCAGTCGGCGATGTCCCAGCAGAGTACTGGCTCACCTGTGCCGGGTTCAAAGGGCTGAACGGTGGCGATGGCCGCAACATGCTCCAGCGCAATCAAAGAGTACCAGAGCATGGGAACCCAGAACCACCCGGTGAGCAAGGCAGTTGGCAATATGCAATGTGGCACCAGACCGGGGAGAACACTAAGAATTCCAATTGCCCAAAGGTAGGCTTGGAAAAACCAGCCACGGCCGGGTAGGACCATGAAAATGGAGGCTCCGGGACCGCCACAGACCTCAGTGATGCAACGCTCGACGAACACGCTGAGCCAACCTGGGAGCCACAACTGACGCCAGAAATGGCCGGCGAGCCGGGAGAACACCTTGACAACATGACCTGGGAGAATTGAAGTGACAACAATGACGGCAAACGTGAGAACCACCCGCAGAGGCTGAAGATCCATCCACTTGGTGAGGTGAGTCACAAGACTCCACAATGGGATGTGCATGATGACATTACTGATCACCTCACCGATGAGAATCTTTGGCAGGAGAAAAGTGAAGACGGTGGACGTAAAAGCCGACATTCGCTGCAGCATGCTCGGACTGTTTGGGATGGCAGCACGTTTCCAACTGGACTTGACTCTAGGCGACCAACCTCCGCCTGGCGACGGGTGGATGACGCGATAGCGGCGGCGTTCATCGACGTAATGGTAAAGATCAGGCATGGGGCCCAGCAGATGCCATTGGAAGGACAACGCATAAAGAGTGTTCCAGAAAGCTCGGGACAGAGCATAATCCCAGGTCTTGACGGGGGCCATTCTGTGGGCAATGTGAGAAGCAATCCATTGTTCACGGGAGGTTTGTCGCGGCATGATTGACGTGGCAAGTTGAGCCACTTTGGCGGAAAGGTTGCGTGTTGAAAGATCGGGAGTACGCGTCGTAAAGGCCAGGATTCCGGTAAGAAGCTTGGTTGGTAACCATTCGTCGCGCCAAGTTCCAGTGGCAGACGCCGGAATTCTGACGTAGGAACCAGTGCTGAAAGTGCGCGTGTGTTGCTCCTCAGCGTCTCCGGAGAAGATGTGCCACACGCAATGGCCGAGCTTGTAATCCAAAAGAACGACATGGTACACTCTGCCAGTAGAAGCTCTGATGCTGGATGACCTGAGCCACGCCTTGGTGACGTCGATGGGAGTGAAGTACGACTCGGAAGCGGACCCTGCGAACACGAAATTGAATCCATTGAGGTCGTAGTCGATGTCATGGCTGGCCGGTTCGAAGCTGTTGGCATGGTCCAAGACCTCGATGGGGTTCATGCCAGTAACGAACAAGTGGCCAGTAGGATTTTCCGAGTCCAAGCGTTCGACCAGTTCGTGGGGGGCGACTTCGGAAGCCACGTCGTGCATGAGGTAGGTTGGGTGGTCTTTCAACGTAACTGTTTTGACACCGATACCTGGATACCTGGAGACGTCTTTTGCCTCATAGACGGGGTTCTGGACAGAGCCGGGCTGGGGCAACAGGTGAAGCTTCGAAGACTTGACAGAGACCACGCCGTAGTTGCCAGGGGAAAGGTATTGTCGCATGCGTCGAAGCTGGCCTTCCTCGATAGACTTGTGCAGGCCGTGTGGGACCTCGGGGGCGTCCGGCTGAGGAGCTTCCATGCCTAAGTCGGCGAGAAGATGCATTTGGCTGGATGGAATGGCATACGGTGTAGTCTCTTGGGCACGGGACCTGCCTTTGAAGTAGTCGAGCAGGTGGCGGTTGAGGACAGCGTGTTCCTGGGGTGAGCCTGAGAAGAATTCGCGTCTGAGCGTGTTTCCGATGAGTGTGCACAGTTGGGACAAGATCCAAGCAACTTTGGCGTCCATTTCGTCGCGCTCGTAAGTGGCACGTGGGCAAGACCTAGAAGTCAAATCTTTACAGTAACAAGCTGGTCGGTGAACACGGGTGACAGTTTTCTCAGGGGTACGGTGGGTGAGGACTAACGGCTCCTCATCGTCGATTGGGAAATACCAAAGAGCTTCTTCAGCGGCGGAGGCGAACTTTGGAGGAGCATCATTGATCATGTCGTGTTGTCCAGGAGTTTTGATGGAGGCATCCTGGATTGCCAGGAGCTTCTTGAGAGGGTTTAGCGGAGTGCTAAAGGCGGGGATGCGAGGGGAGATGTCAGAATCGCCGAAGGATCGGGCATCAGGGTGCAGGGACTTTAACTCAAATACTTTCGGCGGAATGGGCTCGCGCGAGGACGCCCATGC